ACATAGCGACGGCTTTTTGTACATCCTTCACCCTAATTATAATTTTCCATAATTCATTCATCCGATCTAATCTTTCTCTCGCGAGTGTAATTCCTGTTCCTTTTCCGCCCATGATAATATCTAAGATGTGTGCGTATATAAACCTTCCTATAAAAACAAATACAGCTAGCTAGCTAAAAAGCCCTTTATTAACAGCATCTCGACTATGTACTTTGGTTAAAAATTGGCTTTTTTTCCCAATCCTTCTCAACTGATCTATACTCTGTTTTATATAGGCACACTTTCTTGTTTGTGTATGATTTTACGTCGGAGGTCCTTTCCCCCGACGGCGTCCGGTCTTCTCCGCCCCTATTCGTATTGGATTTATGAATTTGCTTGGATATTCGCCTCCTTCTACCAAGTGACACCGATTCCACAGGTTACCGTGGAGACAAAATTAACAAATACTCAATCTTTATATATCTTCTGTGGTCCCGCAGTTAAATTGTGGATTGTGCGAACTTTTTTAATATTTTTTCTCTTTGGACGTGGACTCACAAAAAAACACAAACACCCAATAATCGCATAATACATAATAAACACATAACATAGGCTAGGCGGGCGAGCCGAGGCGAGCCCTGGCGAGCCGAGCCATCAGGCGAAGGCGAGTAGGGGGCCGAGTCTTGACCGAGGCCCTGAATGGTCCAGTCCTTAGCCCAGATAGCTGTGCTAGCTGGCTATATTAGGCCGCATAGCTTATAAGCCCTGTGGCTCGAGCCGAAGGCATCGAGTAGCAGTGCTAGCACTGCTAGCTTATATGCTTTGCTGCCCTATTTCCCCAGAAGTATAGCAACCTAGCCCCATAGAGACGTATTCCGGGTAGTTTGCTTGCAAACTAGAAGTAAGACAGCTTAAAGAAGCTATCGGTTGCTAGAGGTGCTTATAATAACGTCAAAAAAGAAGGGAGAGGGGCCTCAACCCACTCTCCAAAACAACAATATCTATAAATCAAGCCTAGATCATCATCTTCAATCCAAGCCCATTTATACTCTCCTTCTAGATACTTAGTCATTTAGATAAAACCTATCACCAATCAAATCTCCAATAGTTATATCTTCAGACTCACCATTAGTCAAAAACTCAATCTTCTCAGCCAATTCTTCCCTATTCATCGTCTACGTATTCAACAACTTCAAAACTAACTAACTTATCTTCATCTATAGTCACCCAGTCTTTCCATTCATCTGCTTTAGCCTCAGTCTTAAATTCTCTTATGATCTTATGCATTACTACTTTCCATACCATATTAAATTAACCTCCTTACAATTATTCAATACTTTAGAGAGTTGTCTCTCTATAGCCGTAGAGACAACGACGACTACTTAAGCAAGTTGCGGAGCACGGAAGCCGATAGTTATGCATTTGCTACCCGTCGAAATGCTTAAGTATCTGCTGAACGTAGCGGCTTGGCGTGCCAATCTAAAGCCCATGTAGGGAGCAGTCTTGATGACTGCGGAAGCTAGAGCTTTAAGCTATATTCATCAAAATACAAATAATCTCGTATCTCTCGCATCATACGCGGATCCCTTATATTTTTGTAGCTGTTGTAGATCTCAACGATAGGTAGTACAGGAATTTTCTTATTCCTTACACTCTCCGCCGAAACTATCTCACTTACTATTGTTTCCAGTTGTGTTTTTGTTTCCATGATTATAATGTCGGTCTCGCTGAGGTAGGTTTCAGATACGCCATCCACCTACCTCATCGCATTGCGAGATTATAAAATGTGGGCATTTTGATTTATGACAATGCAAAGTTACCCACATCCTAGTCTTTCCTAGCGTCAGCGTATCGGATATTTTATAGTGCCTTTCCTTAGTAATTACTCTAAGCCGAATTTCTCAGCGACACTTAAGCAAACGGCAGGATTCGAATCTGCACCAATTCCTCGGAGGTTCGGCATTGGTCGCCTCTTTGTTTCCTCCTCGCCTGCTCTCACTTCTCGGAGATGATCCGTGAGTATGATGACCTCTAATTGAGGCCTTAATAATTAAACTTGTAGATTTTCGTATGCCAATTTGTATGCTCCAACTAATTCCTCGACGCACATGCACAAATAAGGTCCTAAGTCATCCTTAACTCCAAACCTTCGCTCTTTTGTCAATTCAACTGCACCTTTTAAAATTACCTGCGCGATTATTGTATTATCCCTTACACTATGCACTGATCCTTTTGGTTGTTGTGTTTCTTCTATTGGTGGCATTTGTGTATCACTCATCTCTAACCCCATTGGTTGATTTCCTCCGGTCATATTACATCCTCTGATGTTGTTATAATTTCCCTTTGATGTTATTTCTACACTTACATTTTGCCCTATCTTTTGAGATATATATCCTCCAATAGTTTCATCCCAAATTGTCGCGCTTTCTGATCCATTATATTTAACCGCCCAAAATGGTACATTAGTCTTACTTGCTTTTTTCTCGACGCTGTTTATTGTTATTGTTTCCATCTTTTACCTCCTTCTCCTTTGATAATTTGACATTGATTTGAAATAACATTAACTCTATCGCGTCATAATGTAGTAGTTGATCTCTCTTATTTTTACGCCATTCTCTTATCAGTTTTATCATACTTTATATACGCACACAAAGTATTTAAATGTTTCTATTAGTTAAAATGTAGTATGCATCTTGCCTTAATATGTGTCCCCGCTCCTCCGGCTGCAACACTTTCGCAACAGTGTCCTATCTCTTCCCAGTGTCTCGAAACTGGTGGTGTTGCTAGAGTTCTTGCATATCCTTCTTCCGCTCCTGATCCCATCCAGTAACCTCTTATTGCCTCAACATTATCATCTAAAGCAACTTCAGCAACTCCACTAATAACAACCCATGCTTCTTCTCCGTCGGCAATTCCATCATCCAAAAATACACCTATACAGTGATCTCCTGCTATATCATTAAGTTCTACTGCATCATCAGTAGAAGAATCACACTCTACTAATTGACCTCCGACGCTGTTTGTTCCTGTCTTGTTTGTTAGTTTTATTGCGAAGCCTCCTATTGCTGTCATACAGGATTTCTCTTTCACTGAAAAAGGTTGTGTAGGTGTTTCGTTTCCTACTCCTACATTTCCATCTGCATCTATAATAAATCTTCTTGGTGGTCTTGTTTCTATTGCATGCGTTCCTATTTCAAATCCTCCTGTCTGAGTTCTCATTTCTATATCAGTTCTTCCTAAGTCGTTTAATCCTCTAAAAGAAATTCCTGGGTTGTCTCCTGGTGTTGAGTAGTTTATAGATCCTTTTAGATCTCCTATCCCATTTGTTATATTCCAACGTTGAGTCCCTCTCGCATACAATTCAGTTCCTGCTCCTGAGTGTGAGGATAGAGAAGAAAATAAGATATCTAGTAACTCTGATGCCGGATTGTTTATTACTATTTCTTCTGTTGATATCTTTTCCGAACATATTTCTCCATCCCAACAAATCGTGTCTTTAAATTTTCCTGTCCATCCTCCCATTATATTCTTCCGCCCGCGTTGTGTATCTGCAACATTTCATCTGAGAAATTATTATCAATTTGTCTTTTTCTTTTATCTTCCTCTGTTAGTTTTCGTTTTTTTCTAGGTCTTTCTCTTGCTATTGAGTCTGTTATACTCCCACTTAGCCTCGCTGCTGCCACTGGTGGAATTACTGGTATTGGACCTATTAGTGTCGGCTCTGGTATTCCTACTGTTGCATTAATTGCCCCTGGGCCTACTTCTATTAATGCCACTGGTGATGTTGTCCCTGTTGTTGCATTAATTGCTGCTGGCTCTATTGTTATATCTCCTGCTGCAAAAGGATATGCCAAACCCGCTCCCGAGTTATACAAATCGCTTATGTCTCCAGAACTAAGAGTCCTAGTCCAAAAACTCAACTCGTCCATGTTTCCACTAAATGCTTCTGAGAAAGTTGGAGTATTAGAACGGCATCCATAGGTAGCAGTAGAGTCTGAAAGGGTTTGTGTTTTTGTTGAAGCTGTGTCTACCTGCACTGCTCCATCTATATACATCCTATAAGTTGAGCCGTCATGTGTGATAGTTAGCATGTGCCAACCTGTAGAATTTATAGCGTCGTCTCCTGTGATTGATATAGTCCCACTCCCACCAATAGAATAAAATCTCATTTTATCAGTTGTTCCACTACCCCATTTCTGAATTACTAATTTACCTGTCCCGCCTGTGTCGTATTCGTAGAGTCTTTGGTAGACTGAGTTGAGGTCACTATTAAACCAAAAATTAATACTAAAATCCTCATTCATATTTGTAAGTCCAAAGTGACCAGTAGGCAGAGTCACATAGTCCAAAGTCCCATCAAAATTATAACCAGTATTAATTATCCCTGTGCTGTTTACTGTCGCGTTTGTAATTGTTCCATCAGCTGAAGCATGTGCGTCTGTCATTGTCGTCCCTGATCCTTCGTCTTGCTTATAGTATGAGACTAAGTTTGTTGTTGCGACCATTTAGGTAATTGTTATAATGCCGTCAGTATGCCATTGGATCGTGAAGTCGTTTGCTGTTACTGTTTGTTCTCCTCCGAAATCCAAAGAAATCATTAAATTAGATGTAGCCGTCACATCATAGATAACTGCGTGGTATGCCGTGAAAGATGCTGTGGACCATGTCACATCGTCTGCATCGAATTTAGTTGTCGCTGCCTGTGTTACTGCTTTACTCGCGAGTGTTGCTCCGCCTGCTACATAAGCTGTTCCAGAAATTTCGTTTGTATCTACATCTCCTATCACATCATCCGTCGCTGAGAATGAATGTGAGTTGTCTAATAACATAACCTTAATAGTGTCTGCTTCATAATCAACAATCTTATTCATCCAATTTGCCTTATTCCTTTGATACATTCCGCTTGCTATTTTTGTATTCCTCCATTGCTTTTTTCATTGCTTCCGGTGAAGGCGCATGCATCACTATTGATCCATCCTTTTTCTTTTCTCTTACGCATGGTACGTGATAGCTACCTTTATCTTCCTTAACTTTGAATTCAGGTTTAAACTCCATAGAAATATTAGGAAATTGATGTTTATAAAATTATGCTTGTGTTCCTCTAATCAAAACTACTGCATTTGGATCTGTTAGCTGTGCTACTCCCATCTCAACTACTCTAACCCTAGTTCCTTTAAATGCGTCTTTCTCCATGTCAGATCTTAGACTAACACTTTCTCTCCATGCTCCACAAACTTTAGGTATTACTATTAATGCGCTTGATGCTGTTACGTTATTAGAGACTACTAAACCTATACCTGCTATTTTTCCCACTCTTCCATTCCTAGCCATATCGTTACCTACACTTGGGAACTGTGCCCCTTTCTCTGCAAGATAATTCACAATGCTTCTATGGTCCTTCTCTGTTATGAATGCTGTTAGGTTTGACGTATCGTAATTTGCTACACCGATTAATTGTTTTGCGTGCATTAGATCGTCTATTATTGCTGCGCTTGATGCGTCCCATGATTGTCCTAGTGTTATTGTAATCGACTGAATATTAACTGGTGTGTCGTTTTCTGCTAGTGTGCTGTATATTCTTCCATCTACTGCGCTTACTGTTGCCTGAGTTAGTTTGAAAATTATTTGTTTAACTTGATCTATCTCACTACTCATAATGTCCTCGAAACTAATAAAGTCCTCTAGTCCGTATTTTACTATGTAAGAATTTACTTCTTCAGTGGTCGGTGTTGCTCTTGGGAATGCTGCTCCTCTTGGGATACCCTCTACTCCAAAGTTATCTGCTCCTGTTAGTACGTCTGTGTTTGCTCTAAAGAATGTCTGTTTCCATGCGTTTGTTTTTACTATCCTTACTGCCTGCTTAAATTTATAAGAAGGTTTTGCAATATTTCTAATTACTTTATCAACTACTTCTTTTCTTAATCCTACCGTCCCTGTCTGTTGATCAAATACCATTATTTCTTTTTCTTCTCTATATTTACTTTAGGTTTCTCAATCTTTTCCTCAGGCTTTTGTCTGTGTTGGTTTGCTATTGCCATTATAAATTCATCCTCACTTGTACTGCTGCGTTTGTTGCTGTGGTTACTGCCATCCCAACAATAGTCCCTGTTGCTGTTGATAGGTCCCCTGCTGTCATGACCATATTTCTTATACCCGAAGTCGCTGTTTTTACGTTGTCCCCTGCTGTTATTGCTCCCGATGCCATAAATTCATATACTCCAGGACCATAAACACCTATGCTTGTACTTGGATCGTCTCCTTCTTTATCATCACTAGAAACTCCCGCAACAAAATCTGCTGTTCCGTCTGATTGAGAAAAAGTATTTGGTGATGCTATTTTTAGAATTGATCCTTTTGGTATATCTGTTCCAGCTGCAACTGTTCCTCTTCTTCTTGCTCCGTCATTATAAGACTCTATTTCTCTTACTGCATTTATTGCTGCTGTTACTGCCATAAAAAACCTAGATAATAGTACTATATAAAACTTTCCTTTTATAAGAATTCTTGAAAATATGTTTTTCCTGTGCTTGGATCTGTCATTTCTCCGTCTTTGTCGTCCTTAATTCCTATTATATGTACTGCTACTCCTGAAATTATTAAGTTACTTAATCCTCTTTGTGAGTCTGTTAATACTATTGAATGTGGTGTTTTGTCTGCTTCTCTAAATATCTTCTTTGTTATTTTTTTCACTCCACATATTGCCCTGAGTGTTGCCATCCTTAATTCTTTTAATGAAATATTCCCTCCTGTTCCTCCGTTCTCCAACGTTGCTCCCATTGTAGATAATACCTCTGGTAGTGCTTCTCTTGGAAAAATAAACTCCCATGTTCCGAGTACTGATGGTCTTAGTGATCCCTGACATAAAATCTCTTCTTTTTTTTGTGTATCCATATTCAATCTTTTCCATTTGTAGAATTGCCCCTGGGCCAAAATCTTCCATAATTCAACCTGTGTATTTATCCCTCTTAAAATAAATTGTAAGTGCATTACTTCACGCCCTTAATTATTGCTTCCGCTGTTAGAATATCAATATCAATCTTTTCAATATGGCCCTGTAATCTTTTAGTATCTATCTCACACTGTTTGATCACTTCCTTTGCCTGTTTGATTATTACCTTTTTGAGTTTCTTATTCATCATCCTGCATAAAAGTTTTAGCTGCTTCCTCGTCGAGTTCGTCTTGCGTCTTTGTTGAGACTTCTGATCCAGCTTCACTCTTTCCTCCTTTCTGGACTTTAGCCCTTAGCTGCTCTCCCCTCAATAGTTCCGCTTCTGTCGCATCGTTTGCTTCTTTGAGTTCTGTTAAGTTTTCCTTAACTTTCTCAACCTCAGACTTCTCTGGTACAACTTCTTTCTTATCTTCTTTTGGTATTTCTGTTTTTTCCATGTATTCTATAAGCACACACCCTTTATAAACTTTTCTATGTTGGGAAATTTATGATCCTAAACTCTTCCGCTTCCTCAAATTTATTTTCTCTTAATAGTTTAAAATACTCTGCATCTAGTCCTCTCTGTTCGTTTTGTCGTTGTTGTGCCGCCTCGTCTGTCTTCCTTCTTTCTTTAGCAAAATCACTTTCAATATTTCCTTTCTGTATTCCTATTTGTTTATATAATGATTTTTGATCTATATCATTCTTCGTCGCTGCTGCTGAATAAAATTCTCTTAATTGTTTTACTACATTAGCGAATGGAATACTTGCAAAAACTTTATCCCAGGCTGTCGGATTAAGTACTTCATTCACTTGATCTATTGCCTCTTGTTGTCCCTCTAAATCCCCTGCTTGTTTTGCTGCGTTTGTTGCGAAGCCTAGAGTTTGTAATGCTTCTTCTTTGATAAATCCTGCGAATGGATATGATCCAATAACACTAAGTAATATACTTGATGCTCCGATTGATAGTCCAGCATTATTTAATATCTTAGAAGATAACCCCGCTACTTTTGTATTTACTGGAAATCTCGTATTAATTACTGCGTTAGTTCCTGTCTCCTTAAATGTTTGTCCTGTGATTGCCCTAGCTTGTTGTTTAAAACCTGATCGTATTGCTGCTTGTGTTGCTGCTGTTTTTATCGTCGTCGATAGTGCTTGTGCTCCTGTTGCTGTGATCCCTAAACTTAATCCTCCTATTGCCGATTTATCTAAGTCTGCTCCTACTTGTGGATCTAACTCCTGTGGTTTAAAGTCATCCATTGATGGACCTTCTAATATTTCTTTCCCTAGATCTTTTGCCATTTCAAATCTACTTTTTTCTTTTTCTTTGATTTTTGGTTTTCCTTTTGGTATTTGATCCCCTTTCTTTGCTGTTCCGAATGTGTTTTTTCTTGTATCTTTTACTGTTGTTGATAATTCGTTTAGTGGTTTATCTGATGCTAACTCTCTAATCCTTTTTTGTTGTGCAGCTGGTAGTTTTTGAAATTCCGCATCTCCGATTTTAGGTTTCTTTTTCTTCTTTTCGTCCCCTGGTCTAAATCCTCTTACCATTATAATTTTGCCTCCACTCTTTTCATAACTATTGTGTTATTATTAATCACCTTCTCTGTCCTCAACATAAACCATAAACATACTGCTATTGGGAATCCTACATTTGATATAACTTCAGTCCATTCCATCATTGTTCTTCCCCCGCTGTTGTCTCGGATGCGTCTATGTTCTGTGCGCCATCCTTTTTAGTATCTGATAGTAATTCGTTCTCTAGGGATGCAGGAAATTCTAACTCTATTACTAGGTTAAGTTGTGATAGTACTTGCTCCTCTATAAATAATTGTTCTTCCTCGATGTTTTGTTGAAATGCTAGGTAGGCGATCTTAGCAGAGGCCTCGGTAAACTCTCCGCTCCCGCCCAAGATGATTTGTGGAACTCCAATAGCTTCATAGAAAAAGTCTCCCTGTTGATCAATCCATGCCTTAGGATCTAGCGTTGAGTTAGGCGCTACACCTAAATTCTCCGGCACAACTGTATCTTTAGGAACATAAAGGTTTTCATTCTTCGCATAAGTTTTATCCATCTTTGCTTTGTAGGTTGCTATTTCTACTGGATCATCTGTTGATAAATGAAATATCATACGAGGGTAAACGTTTCTATGCATCACTATTTTATAGTCGGCTATCGCTTCGTTACGGGCCAAAATAATATTCTCAACTGGATCAATAACACTGCATCCGTGTACTTGGTCTGCTACCCTGTTACGGCTCATGTGGAATATCTCACTTGGTTTGAATGTTATTTCTGCTGATTTTGTTGAAGTCATTACTTTATATTTTATCACCATCCCCTGTCTATTTGTTATTATTTTCACTTGCCCTGGATTGAGTGGTTTCATATTAATTAAATTCCCTTCCTCGTCCCTGATTATCTCTGCGAATGCGTCTCCTCCAATATAGTAAGTCCTAATCATATTTTCTAGGATTGTGTTGAAGGTGTCTATCCCTATCCCTTTTAGTGTGTCTAGTAATAATTCTGACTGCGCATCTGCCTTAAATCCCTTCCCCACTGTCCATGTTGCCTTTGCGTTTATAGCTGCGTTGATCTCTGGAATTTGTGTGAAGTATCCATATTGTTGAGTCCAATTTTGATTCGTCCACTCTGTTTCCTTTTGATCGCTTGTTGTGTCCGTGTCGTCGGTGTCCACACTATAATCAGTCATCTCATTCTCGAGATCGCTTACTTCTGCTGCGTCTAATCTTAATTCTACCATTTTAAAGTGTGTATGTTATCCTCGCCATGTCTAGGTCGTCACCACCTCCCGTTAATTCTACGTAAAAATAATAGCTATATGTTGAGTTGTCGATTGTTGCGTAATTTATACTTGTGTCTGCTGTATCTAAGTTGGCCGTTGCCATCGTATATTTTGTTCCTCCACTTTGGATATTTCTCGCTAATTCCCATGTCTCTGATGGAGTTCCGTCGCATTTTGCACTCGTCACAACTGCTCCGTCTGGTAGGTTCACATGCACTTGTAGGTATACCGTTGGCGTCGATGCTGTAACTCTTGCCATATCTTTTACTGAATAATTAGCTGTTCCTCCTAATACTATAAATGCCGTCCCTGCTGCACTCCAATAATGAGTCCCTGATTCGATCGCGATCTTTGCTTCTGCTGCTGTGACTAGTGTTTCTACTGCTGTTATTTCATCATCGATGTATTTCTTCCTCGCTGCCGACGTATCAACCGTAGGTGTTGGTAGTCCAGTTATCTCGTTGTCATTCATAACTATTGGTTTTTGTTGGCTTGTTACTATTTGTCCTGTCTCTCTCACGTCTTTCTGATTTAGAAAACTGTTGAATGGTAGACTCATATTGAAAACCCCTTCAGTATTTTGTCGAAGTTTTGTAGTGGTTGGTCTGCTCTTGATGAGAAATCTATTGATTGATTTTCTGCCATTGACAATTCGTTAATATTTAATCCCCTATGTATCACCTCACCAATTAATCGTCCGAATTTTCCTACTCTGTTTGATGGATCAACCATAATTAAAACATCTTCTCCCTCTATTCGTTCTGCCAACCAATCCCTACTTCTTTCCCCACCTTCCTCATTGAGTTCTGCTGCGCTTATGTTCGCAAACCTTACAGGAAAATCAAAATCCCTCTCTCCCCACTTTACCCTAATTGTGTCCCCATCTGTTACTTTTGTCACCCTAGCGTTGAAGTCCTCGAAGATTTGTTTATGTGGGCTGTCGAAGTAGAATTCTGTTAGTTGGCTTGTCAGTAATTCTGGGAATGCCTTAAAATCATGCGCCATCCATAAATGCCTCTACGTTTTTATCTCTAAGAATACTAATTCCTCTTAATGCTGCATCTCTAAGTACTGTTATCATATCCTCCGCCTCGATGTTTGAAGTAAACCCACTCATATCGTATTGAATTACATAAATTGCTGCCAAATTAGATCCTACTTCTTTTAATAATCCTTTCACATCTGCATTTAATCCTGTATAGCCATCACTCCAATTCTTTCGTGTTGCGCAATTAATAAAAGACTCTGCTTGTGATATAAAGTCGTTTGTGTAGGCTTCTGCTTTTGATGTTGCACTAGCGTTTTCTCCTGCTTTTCTCCCTATCTCCGCTGTTGTTGCGAATATTCCTGTGTCGGCCATGATTTTAACAGAAACTCATGATATTTAATCCTTTGCTTTTTACTAGCCAAACTGCTCTTTTTACTGCTTCTGCAATATGGTCGTGTCTCCCATGTATTTTAATGTTTTTTGTGTCTTTCTCGACGACGTATTGAATAGAAGTTAGTGATCTTATTAGTTCGTCGTTTCTTTTAGAGAATTTAACAAGGCCCTGCTCCATCATGATTTTTAGCCAGGAGTACATTTCTATCCCCTTAAGTTGTTTTGTTCTCCCTTCTGAGTCTATGTCTCTTTTGGCGTTGTTTAGGCCTATGGATTTTCTTTTTAGATCGTTGTTTGTTAGCATATAGTCTAGGATTGGGGATCCCAAACCTCCATCATCAACCCCAATTTTTTTATAATTGTATTGTCTGTTTAGAGAAATTATTTTATTCACTGTCTCCCATGCTTTCTGATTTTCTGTTGTTTGAGTCTCATATATGTATGATATTTTTTTGTAGTTCTCTATTGATGCGAAGGCATTAGGATCCTCTCCATGTCCCGCGAAGTCCACTCCTAAAAAATTTCTAGTGTTTACTAATCTCTCTTCACTAAAACAACTTTCAATTAATTCTCTAGGGAAAAACTGCATTAATGAATCTAAAAATTCTGCTTCGTACTCTTGGCAATACTCTAATTTTGTCATCCTTCTTTTTTCTTGTTCTAGAAATTCGTCTGTTATTCTAGGGCAATCTTTAGACATGATATGGATTTTGTGGAATCCTTCATCGGTGAAACAATCGTAGAAAAATCCTTCATTGCCCCGTGGAGTGGATAGTAGGTCCAGGGTTCCTCCAGTTGTCGCCAGCATAGGTCTGAGGGCCACAAAGACAGCATCCGGAATATAGTGTGCTTCATCCGCGACAAGCTTATCAACTGTGAAACCTCTGAGGCCATAACCAGTTTGTCCTGCGGGTTCTGCCCTAATTTTAGATCCATTCTTCAGTTCTATTTTGTGGAAGGTTGGCCTTCCTTTAATTTGGTTTTTTGCCAATCCCATGATCTGAGACTTAACTTTCTCGAGGAGTTCGATAGATTGACGATCGACTGATGCAATAATGAGTGTTGAAGTTTTTGAATTGAGTAAAGCAAACAGAGCCACTCTGAGGGACTCGGCAAATGACTTACCAGACTGACGGCCGGCCCTAACTACAGTGTTTCCTTCATGTTTGATATATTCTTTTTGCCAATCATCTAATTTAATCTCCAGAATTTTCTCTGCGTAACCCACTACATCCTTCGCATTCCACAAATGTTCCTCCTTCTCTCCAGTGTTCGTAGATTTTGTTGATTTCATTAATTGCTTTGGTGAAATTGTTGTAGAGGACTGTTCTTGCTTCGTCTTTACCATCCATCAAATCTTTCCCGCCGTTTTTAATACTTTCACATAATCTAAGGTTGTTCTTCTACTCGTCCCATATCTAAATTGAAACATAGCGACGGCTTTTTGTACATCCTTCACCCTAATTATAATTTTCCATAATTCATTCATCCGATCTAATCTTTCTCTCGCGAGTGTAATTCCTGTTC